CTATTGATTCTGACCAAGAAGACGATCAATTTGACTTTGATATTGTAGATGAGACACATGAAAATGATGTAAAAAACGAAGATTTGTCTGAATTTATACGATTAATGGTAGATTATTGGGACGAAAATATACAAATAATATTTAAGAAAAAACGAGATATTGAAATAGCCTATTCTATAAATGAATTGTTCAGGAATGTAAAATCTCTTGATTATTTCAATAAAAAGTCTCTGTATTGTTTAATTCGTGAAATGAATGGTCATAAAACTCAAAATATAACACGAGTGATAAATAAAATGATGAATCATTACAAAATCATAAAAAATATGTATTTTACATCTGGCAAGATAGAAGGAAACGCTTTTTTCTATAAGAAATTGAAATAAACTATAAATATATAAACACATAAATTCATTAATAAGGCTCTTAGGAGCCTTTTTTATGCGTAAAAAATGTATTTTTTTTATATTTATTTAAAATAATATATTTTATAGGAAAAACTATGCCAATTACAAAAGATGACGAAATTTTTCAAGGTAAAACTCTATCAGATTTGATGAAAGACATATATGAAAATCAGAACAAAAAGAACAATCAGATTTCAATTTTAATTAATGAACTTAAAAACTTTATAAAAACAACATCTGATGCTGCTTTAATTGTACCACTTATAAAAGATTATTTGGATGTTGGAGTTAGAAATGATGAACAGTTAGTTAAATTAGCAGCTGTATTCCAAAAATTGATGTCATCTGAAAATAGAAATGAGATAGTTTCGAGAACCGGAGTTGACGGTAATGGTGGAGTGATATTAACTGATGAGGAAAGAAATGATCTTTTATTATCGGTTGCAAAAGAAAGAGAACTTGAAATGGCTAAGAAAGAAATAAAATCGGAAAGATTGCTTGATGTTGATGCCGAGCTTGAAGAAGAAATGAAAAAAATTCATGAGGAAGTTGACAAGTTAAAATTGCAAAATAACAAAAACGAAACAACGAAAGGAACAAATTAATGCCACAAGCGTTGAGTCAAAATGTTAGACGTGGAGGATTTGGAAATCAAAGTTTAGGAGGACAGATTGTTGACCCCAGCAGCTCTAATCTATTTGAACGTGCTGAGGTTATGAAAATAAATCTTGATTCCAAGAATAAATCTAACATTGGTGCAATTAGATTTAGATTTATACACGAAAGTGGTAGACCGGAAAACAATTTGCCGATCGCATATCCGATGTTTGGATCAATAAAAGCATATCCTGTACTTCACGAAGTTGTTTTAATATACAATTTTGATAACAAATATTATTATAGTTTCCCTTTAAATTTTGCCAACAACATAAACGAAAATTCTATGAAAGGTGCTTCGTATGAAAATGAAAGGCATGAAAATAGGGGGAGTGAATATCAATCATCACAAGAAGTTGGAATTCCTGATAAGAAAAGTAAAGAAGATGAATTTAAGTTGGGCGAATATTTTGAAAGTAAAGAAAAAGTTGTTTCCAATTTAATTCCTGATGAAGGAGATGTTATAATACAAGGTAGGTTTGGTAACAACATACGATTAGGAAGTAATTCTGCGGACAAATCAAATTTACCACAAATTAAAATATCTCTGATGGATGATGAAAAGGTTGATGTTAGAAAAGAATCTTTGGACAAAGATAACTCTTTGTGGTTATCAAATGATGGCAAGATACCTTTTGAAATAAAAAGTATACCTATACATAAGGACAATAATCCTCCTGTGGATTATGATGGTAAACAAGTATTAATATTCAGTGATAGACTTGTATTTCAATCAAAGGCGAATGAGATTATATTTTATAGTAAAAAAGGAATACACTTTGCTTCCAATTTAAATTGGAGTGCTGACACAGATAAAAAGATATTAACTCATTCTAAAGATAATACTGAAATAAACACAGAAAATAAATTGCAAACTTATTCTAAAGACTCAACTGAAATATTATCTTTGAAAACATATATTGGTAAAATAGATAACGAGAATTTGGTTCTTGGTCAAGAGTGGAAGAAAATGATGGAAAAATTATTGGATATATTGATAAACCACACACATCCAACAGGAACAGGACCATCGGGACCTCCTATTCAAGCCCCCGATCTAAAGCAGGTTAAATCAACAATATCTGATGGAAAACAATTGAGTGAGGATAACTTTACAACGAAGAAAAATAGGTAAAAACATGGCAATAGATTGGAGTGGATTACAAAATAAGATAAATAATTTTCTTCGTGAGGATGATAAATCTAGAACTGCTAGCGAAACTGCTGAATTTATAGCTAATGCGTATGTTGACGCTGTTAAAGCCGGAGGCAAAGAACAGTGGGGGAATGGAGTCGTATCAATACAATCCGCGCCATTAAAGGCATCCTTGTTGGCAGCATTTCAAGCAGACTTTCAAACACAATCGGACGGCGCATCTGCTATAAATTCGTATGGAGCGTCAGGAGTTGTTGGTGTTTGGACAGGCGGCATGATGCAAACAGTATCACCACCACCATCGGGAGTGAAACCGGTATCAAACATGGTAGTGTCACCGGGAGTTTCTTTTCCGATGAATGTTCAAAATTCAACACAAGAATCTAATGTTCCACTTGCGGTAGAAATAGTTAAATCTTTAAAACAACATTCTGCTACAATAGCAGGAATAAATTTGTGGATGGACTCAAAATCAAATCCGGTTACTGGTTCTTGGACCGGAGTATTATAGGAGGTTAAAATGGAAATGGAAGCAAAAAAAGTAGTAGATTTAATGGATAAACTGATAGATAGAAAATTAAAAAAATTCTATGTTGATGTAATTAAACCGGACATTGAGAAAATGATAAAAGATGCTATGCCTGTAAAGGAAGATTTAATATCTAACAATGTATCGGATATTGATGAAGATTTAATAGAATCCGTGCCGTCCGGATTAATGGATGCTATGGAGTTGGACGAAGTAGTTAAAAAACGTCCTTTGTTGCCTACAAATAAAAAAGAGACTAAGAAATTTAATATAGGAAATAAGGCCTTGAATAGTATATTGAATGAAATGGCAAGTAATCCTTCAAAATATAGAGTTGCCGGTGAGAATGATATGAGTGCGTATTCAGCATTAATGTCAGGGCAATATGCTGGGTCAACAGAAGAATGGCCTGAAATGCAGTATGATATTGTTCCAGGAAAGGGTATAATAACTCCCAAACTACCAGAAGAAATATCATCTGATGACGCTCAACGAAGTTTAGATAGTGTTAAGAAAGAAGTTTATTTACAGACTGGTGGTAATGCTGACATAGCAAACGCATTGGTTAAGGATTATAGAACTATATTAAAGAAGGCGGATGAAAAGGCTAAAACGGTTAGAGGAGGAGTATAAAAATGAGAAATTTAAAGGGAATAGGAATTAATTATCCTATCCGATTTGGTCAGCAGGGGCAAACATATTATTCAATTGACAATGAACGTGTTAAACTTATATCATTGATGAGAACGATTGAAGGTGAAAGGTTTATGCAGCCGGAGTTCGGATTAAATTTATATCCATATTTATTTGAACAAATAACACCTATATTAGCAGATCAAATTGAAGATGAAATAAGAAGAAAAGTCAATTTTTGGATTCCTGGAGTTAAAATATTGGATTTAATTGTTGATATTGAATCTGGAGTAGATAAAAATAACATTACGGTTAAAATATCATTTGGTCTTAAAAATTATAACGCAGACCCAAACACTTTAGTTTTTACTTATTAGGAGATTATTAATGCCGCAAAAAAACATTAGTAAAGAAGTTCAGTATATAAATAGGGATTACGTTTCATTAAGAGATTCTCTTATTGATTTTGCAAAAGTGTATTTTCCTGATTCATATAATGATTTTAATGAGGCGTCAATTGGTATGATGTTTATGGAAATGAGCGCATATGTTGGAGATGTTTTGGCATATTATATGGATTCCACAATAAAAGAACAATTGTTGTTATACGCAGAAGAAAGAAATAACATAATATATTTATCACAGATGTATGGATATAAATATAAAACAGTATCTCCTGCATTTGTAACATTAGATGTATATCAATTGATACCATCAAAAGGAATTAAAGGAGAGGAGATAGATTTTGATTACGCTTTAAAAATATCGGAAGGTATGACTATAACATCAAAATCTAATCCCAATGTTACATTTAGAACAACTGAATCGGTGGATTTTAGAAATTATAAATCGGATGATTTTGTTGCTACAATATATCAAGTAGATGATAATGGATATCCATTAATGTATTTATTAAAGAAATCCGTAGAAGCGGTTGCGGGACGAATAGTAAAACAAAAAATTGCTTTTGGAAGCCCTATTCAATTTAATAGTATTACACTGCCAGATGATGATATAATAGAAATATTAGATGTTACTGATTCTGATGGAAATAAATGGTATGAGGTGGATTATTTAGCGCAAGATTCTATTTTGTTTGACGATGACAACAATCCAGATGAGAATACACAATTTTATAGTGATATTAATTCTGTTCCTAAAATTTTAAAATACAAACGTGTATCAAAAAGATTTACTACTAGAAAAGATGTTAATAACAAAACTCATATGTATTTTGGTTCAGGAACTCAATCAAAACCAGATAGATTGATTGTGCCAACTCCCGAAGCTGTGAAATATAATAAAAACTTTGAGACTGTTGATATAGCTAATAGTTTTATGAATACAAAAACATATGGATATGTTCCTGCAAATACTGAATTGACAATAACATATTCCATTGGCGGCGGATTGCAATCAAATGTTCCTCAAGGAGATTTGACTACAATAACATATGCTAATATAAATCCATCATTTGTATCTAATTTTGAAACACAAGAACAATTAGATTTATTCAATAATATTAAATCTACATTGTCTGTTAATAATCCTGAACCTGCTACTGGAGGTCGAGGAGAAGAATCAAATGAGGAAATAAGACAAAATGCTATAGCATTTTTTATGGCACAGGATAGATGTGTAACAGCAACAGATTATGTTGCTAGAACAC